GACGACGGTGCGGCGGTATACAACTTCGGTATCTTCTCGGATACCGGGCACTTCGCCTATCTTCTGACGGCGAACAGCCAGACCACCAAGAGCCAGGACCCGGGAGTCTTCTTCGGTGCAGCCAAGGGGTATCCGATGAAGGTATGGCACCCGAATACGGGATCGCAGCCGAAGTCCGTCGACTACGTGACCGTGCAGTACATCAACAAGTAGCATGACGGGCGCGGGGGAGACTCCGCGCCCTTTGAAGGAGGAGAAACGGTGATTGTGTTGTTAGACCGGACTGTAGATGTGGGATCACAGCGGTTCGCCCGCGGCGATGAGGTGGATCTCAAGAAATACCCAGAGCTGAAGTCGGTGCTCAAGCGGCTCGGCCTACTCGATAAGCTTGCCGTACAGACATCGGACAGAATGGTTCGTATGGGCTGGGGAAACTACCGGACGAAGTAGGACGGCATGGCGCTTGATACGGTTAACTGTTTAATCAACGGCGGTACCTGGACGACGGTTCAGGACTATCTCGGCGCGCCAGCTTCGGAACAGACCTTTGTGGAAGGGCTTATCAATGCCGCCAGTTGGCGGGCGAATACGGAGACGGGGCGGTTGCTACTGGCGCGGAACCGTACGGACTACTATGACGGTATCGGCGGTGTGCGGCTCTTCGCGCGGCAGGCGCCGATCAACGCCGTCAGTTCCCTGCACTGCGACACAAGCTATGCCTTTGATGACGACACGTTGATTGATAGCGATAGCTACCAGCTCTACGGTGATCGCGGGCTCATCATATTGACGACGACAGTGTTCGCTGCGGGGCCGAGGGTGATACGGTTGCAAGATAACGAGGGCTACGAGACGGTGCCGTATGATTTGGAGGATGCGGTGATGCAATTGACACTTGCCATCTACAAGAAGCGACGGGAGAAGCGGGTAGGGATAGCGAGCGTCAATGTCGAGGGGCGGACGATCACGTACAAGGACGCACTGCCGGATGATGTGGCAGCAGTGTTCAAGCGCTACTGGAGGCCGAGTGTCCTATGACCATAGAGGAGTTCCTCCAGCGCATCGTGGGCGGTCAGAAGAACATGGTGCCGGAGTTGGGGCGCGCGCTGACGCGGGCGGCGCGCCTTGTACAGAGGACGAGCCAGGAGAAGTACCTGAGCGGAGGCGGATCGGATATCCTCAAGACGCAGACAGGTAGGCTTAAGCGGTCTATCGCAATCCGGGTAAGCACGTCGTCGACAGGAGCCGAGGCACAGGTAGGGACGAACGTTGTCTACGGCCGCATCCATGAATTGGGTTTTCGCGGTCGAGAGCAAGTCAGACAGCATACGAGGCAGCATCATATGGTCCGAGCGCATAGCCGCATGATGGTTATTCCTCCTCGGCCGTTCCTGAGCCGCGCGATCCGGGACAAGAAGGCTGAGGTTGCGGAGATCGTGAAGCAGGGGATGATGGACATGTGGCAGCGCAAGCTACGGGGGAAGTTCTGAAATGGCTGACAGTAAGCGCATGCAGATCATGGACGCCGTGCTCTCGGCGCTGTCGAATATCTCCACGATCTTCTACGTCTCTGAACGGCTGCAACACTGGGAGGAGCTTGATGGATCGAAGTTCCCTGCCTGCTTCCCGATAGACGCAGATGAACGCAAGGAGCCGCATGTCCTGTTTGAGAGCGCGACGGACGATATGTTATCGACGCTGACTCTACTGCTGACCTGCTACGTCTACGACAGCGCGGGCGCGACACGGCAGGCGCGCTGCGATCTTATCAAGGCTATTGAGGAAGAGTTCGCCAACCGCGCTTCGGGCCTGAACGCTTTGGTAGTCTCGATCCTGCCGACGCGGGTGACGACAGATCGAGGGACGATAGACAACTACAGCATTTTCGACTGCGAGTACGCGGTCGAGTATCTGTACGATCACACGAGTCCATAGGAGGGACAGATGGCGATCAAGACCTACAAAGTCGGCAAGGTCGTAATCGAAGCGGTTCAGATTCATGAGCTACTGACGGCTACGCTGACGCTCACTCTCGGCAGTGAGGATACGCAGGAGATCGGCGAAAGCTGGGCTGATCCTACGGGATTGGGCAAGGCATGGTCAACCTCGCTGACATGCAAGAGTGACCCGGCTGATACGGCACAGGCGGCGTTGCGTACGGAATTTGTCTCCGGCGACGGCGTACTGTCCGCGACCCAGTATTGGGTAGACGGGTCGAGCTACTTCTCCGGCTCTGGGGCACTGGTTACGAACATGGCGATGGGCAAATCTGTAGGCGGGATCGATAGCGTAACCTTCGAAATTCTCGGTAAAGGCGCCATTAGCTGGAATGCCTAAGGAGGCCGAGACATGGCTGTAGTCAAAGGGACTGACGGCGCGGTATATGTGATCGACACAGCTACTGCCTTCTCTGGCGAGGCGACGACCGAGGACGGGGCGACCGCGATCTACCAGATCGACGATAGCAACAAGCGTATCTGGGACCCGAATACTGCAATCACGCCAAGTACAGGTACGATAGAGACGGCATGGATGGATGAGGGGGTAGACTGGTTCGCAGGCCGCGTGAAGATGACGGCATCGGGGCTGACGGCGCTGACGCTAAGCGGAGATTACGTGACGTTGAAAGAGGTCGCGGAGGTATTCTCCTGGGCGCTGAATCTACAGCGGCAGTCAGAGAATAGTCAGAACATCGGCGAGGCTTGGGCCGACCCTGAGCCGCTTGGCAATCTCGCCACGGTAACACTGGGGCGGTTCCGGATTGATACCGACTTTGACCATGTGGCGGATGACGACTGGGTGTTGCTGAAGCTGATGGAAGACGCCTCGACCGGCTTCTGGGCGAAGGCGCTGCGGAAATCCATGGGTTGGACGAAAGCAGTAGGCACGATAGACAAGGAATCTGTTGAGCTAGAGACTTCGGGACCTGTGTCCCGAGTATAAAGAGAGGAGAGAGAGAAGGGATGGACGTCAAGATTTCGGTTGAGCGCGAGTACTGGTGGATACCGACGTGGAATGGGAATGACAAAGCCGAGAAGCCGATGCGGATGCGGAAGCGTATGCTTACCGGCGGCGAGCGCGTCAGGTACTTGACGCCCATGAACGGGGCGCTGGTGACGGACAACGAAGCTATTTTCTCCGCGACGGTACTCGAAGTCGAGGGGCTGACTGGAAGCGGAAAAGCGCTCACGTCCGGCGCCCAGATACTCGCCTACAGTGAATTTTATATCCTCATTATGGAATCGATTACGGAGACGCTGACGCATGTAGGGCCCGACCTAAAAAACTCCTAGTCGCCCTCTCGTGGTTGCTTGAGGGCGCGGATGGGAAGGGAGAGCAGTTCGATTGTGCAACCTGTACGCAAGCAATGCGGAAGAAACGCGGACACGACGTAGGCCCCTGGTGGCAGGTAGGGCGGTTCTGGATCAACTGTTGCCCACAGCGCTACGTAACGCTGATGCATCTGCGGCTACTCGAAATATGGCGCATGATACAAGCAGGGCACCTGCCGTACTCGGGCGGATGGTTGGAACAGCCGGCAGGGCTCATAATTATGGTGCAGGCTCTGACTGGAGTAGAGCGAGAGATCGAAGCGGCGAGGCGGGACAGTGGCTCTAACTGAAACTATCTTCATCAACATCCTCAGTGACGCCTCAAAGTCACTTTCTTCTTTTGCAGGTTTAGCGATCAAGGTCGGTGCTGTCATCAAGGTCGTCAAAGAGTTCATCAAGATTACAAACGAGAGCGTGCAAGCTTTCCACGCACAGGAGATGGCCGAAGCGAAGCTGGCGGCAGTTCTGAAATCAACCGGTAATGCTGCCGGACTGACTTCACGCGAACTGACAAACATGGCGTCGGCGATGCAGCAGACGACTACGTACGGTGACGAGCTTGTCATCAACGCACAGGCCATCATGGCGACATTTACCAAGGTGGGCAAAAACGTTTTCCCAGATGCCATGAAGGCAGCGGCAGACTTGTCAGCCGTCATGGGGCAGGATCTGCAAGCAAGCGTCGTCCAGATCGGCAAGGCATTAAACGATCCCATCATCGGCGTTACGGCGCTACGTCGTGTCGGCGTCATGTTGACTGGACAGCAAGAAGAACAGATCAAGACGATGATGACGCAGAACAACCTATTCGGCGCGCAGACAGTAATCCTCAAGGAGTTGCAGAAAGAGTTTGGGGGTGCAGCTGAAGCGATGGGGAATACGGCAGCCGGAGCCGCGCAAATACTGACAAATGCTATCGGGGATCTGCAGAAGGCATATGGCAAGCTCATATCAGACCGATTAGGTCTGAGGGATTTCCATGGATTCCTGACCGACTTGGCTCAGCTCATAACAGGAAATGTTCAGAAAACCGTTGATCTGAAACGGGCCATCCAAGATGTCGCGAAGGGTACGATATCAGAGGATATGGGAGAACTCGAAGCCCAGTTCGATGCTGCAATGGAGAAGATGAAGGAGTTCGTTGCTATTCGTGAAGTTGAATCACATAAGGCAGCATGGACAAGGAAAAATGTCGATGCGGAGATAGAGGCATGGAGGAGATTGACAGTTGCCATATCCGATCAAATCTACGTACAGTCGGGTCAGAGGATAGATGAGGAAAAGACAGCAGAGGTACGAGCCCAAGCCTCTGCCGAACAAGCGAAAATTGAAAAAGATTTGGCGCAACTCCGAGAGGCTTATGGGAAGACGGAAGCGGGTCAGCGCGAGAAAGCCATCGCTGATCTAGAAAAACAGATCGCGTGGTTCGAAACGTTTACGAAAGTTACCGGGGACAATATACGTATACGTGACAGCCTGCTAAAATCGCTGAAAGAAGAGCTGGCTCTATTGAAGGAGATCGAAGCGGTTCCGTCGCCTCTATCCAGCGCGCAATTGAATGAACTATGGGGTATGCCGTCGGAATACAGCGGAGGTGCAAGGCCGACTCCTAAAATCCCTAAGGGGCCAGCCGCGGGAGTAATGTCAGATGCCTCTGGTGGTTTCCGTCTGATTACGGAAGGGGCGAATGAGGCGGAGAAAGCAATCAGCGATTTGGGTTTGGCTATCAAAGAGGCTTTGAGTAATGCAGCTCTTGAGGCTTTGTCGGCCGTAGGTGCCTCGCTATATCAGGGGGCGGAGGGAGCGAAGAACTTTGAGGCAGCACTTGGCGATATCATGGCGGATTTGCTCGCCCAAGCGCCGAAGCTGCTCATGATGGCGGGGCTCAACATACTCGCGACTTCGGCCGGCGATCCGTTTCTAATTGGAGTTGGGCTAGCTTTCTTGGCAGCATCAGGAATCTCGGCTATTGCGTCCGGATATGTCAACGCCTCGCGGGCGAGTACGAGCGGAGCCGAGACGACGGCGCCATCCGGTGGTAACTACGGTTATGATATCCGAACTGTGCCGTCATCGCGGATGGTTGTGAATGTAAATGTCCACGGCACCATAATCGAGGAGACGAACCTATCCCGGAGTGTGTACGCGGCTATGGCTCGCGTAAGGAGAGGATACTAGCGTGTTGCAGGGGA